GGGTTATTGTGTGGTTCGGGGTTAAACAAATAACCTCTATGCACTTGCGCGCGTAGTTCGCCAAAGGTGGCGTAATTTAAAAACAAGAATAGCCCTTCGGACGGGTCGCGGTCGTGCGCGTATTCAAACGCGCGGTATAAGTTAATAACTTCGTGCAATCTGTTTAAATCCATAGCTTAAGTATTTGCGTTATATATTTTACTTGGGTGTTCGTATTCTTTACTTGTGCCGCCGTCGGTGCCGCTTTCCCAGTTAGTAGCGCGGCCCAAGTTTGGGTCTTCGCACGCAATGAAGTAAAGCACTTGGCAACCCATTACGATAGTGTTACCAATTTCCACAAACCAATTAGCGTGCGACCTATTTGGAATAAACCCAAGCGTCGCGCCCGCTTCGTGTATGGCTTTCAGTTCGCCCCAAATGGCGCGGTATTCTTTGCCGTCTGGCGCAATGAAATACGCGCCCGTAGTAACTAATACATTTTTGTTTAAGTGTTGTTTCATTTAGTCATTGTCTTTATAAGGTAAGCGAATATCTTTGACGGGTGGGTGGATTACGATAGGCGCGGGCGCATCCAAGACCACTTTATCTTTGCCGACCCAGTGGAACGACCCCGCGTTATTTTCGCCCGCCTTGGGTTCTAAATATTTGACGTAGTAACAATTTTTACTTTCGTCGTGGACTTCCACGCGCATAGCCGCGGGAAGGAATACACGCGCGCCCCTATCGTAGCCGCGGTATCTGTAATTATACGTTGCTTTTCTCATATCGTTTAGATTACGTCCCGCGCGTCGCGGTCTTCTTGCGTTTCATTGTTTCGGTTAAAGCGAAGGTCGCTAAACGCCGTAGTTAGATACGCGTCGCCTATCGGGTCGTTAGGGTCGTACTTGCGGCTTAATACGGTTTGCCCGTGTAAGCTACTAACGTCTTCCAATATAAAGGCCACGACCACGCGGTCGCCTATTATATCGGCTTCGTAGGGCGCGCCGTCTATAAAGAATATGGTGCCCTTTTTTAAGTCTTCAAATATCATTTTCTTGCATTCTTGCCGCGGCAATGGCGGCCATTAAACGTTCTGTTAATTGTATTTCGTTTTGTAAGCGATATTCGCTTGCGGGGTCTGTTTCGTGGCCAAGCTTAAGCGCGTCGCGTTGTGCGGCGACTTGCTGGCGTCTGGCGCGTTCGTACACTAATACTTCGTACTTCTTGCCAAGCGAGTTAAAAAGCCCGTCGAAGAACTTATCCATAACGAAGGAATAAATACGCTACGCCAAACGTAAAGTATAGCGAAACGAATAAAACCGCTTGCCAAGTTAGGCAAACGGTTAAGCTTAGTTTTGTTTTCTTTTGTTGCATAATACAATGATAAAGAAGCCTACAATAATGATTAATTGGAGGGCGGCGCCAATTAGGCCCACCCAGTCGTCCGCGGTGTTTAATTGCATGGTCGTATAGTTAGTAAATGAAGTTTAGAATAATTAAGCGTATAAAGGTCGCGCATACGCAAGGCGGTGTCGTAACTTAGCGGGTTAGTGTTAAGCGGGTCGTAACCCTTAAACACGTTGTAGCCCTTGCGCGAACGCGGTATCCAATAGCCTTGTAGCACTTCCGCGCGGGTGTCGAACGTATCGTGTATTACGCCGTTAATAATCGTAGTAACGTGGTTACGGGTATGCGCAATATAGATACCAGTTTCGGGAAGGTTCGCCACCGTAAAGCCAGTAACGCGCGCGGCTACGTAGATTAATCCCGCGGTCTTGGCTATGTTATCGAATTCCGCACTAAAGACGTTAACGCCTTCGGGCGTCATAATCGGGCGCAAATATTCGCGGGCCGTAGCGTATCCGCAACCTGTAGCGATTGAGATAGCGCGGGTAACACAATCGGCCACCCCGCCGTTAAAGTTTGAAGCGGCACGGCCGCCGTCGTTAAATTCGTATTTCATAATTGAATGATTGATTGAACCATACAAAAGTACATAAAAAAATCCGAACTACAAAATAATTCGGATTAAATTTTAAATCTTTTTTTCTTCTGGCAAAATGGCGTCCAAGTCGGTGCCAAGCTTGGCGGCCATTTCGCCTTTAAGGTGTTTACGCATAATGCGAAAGAAGGCCGCTTCGGGCCATAGTATTAGAATGCTGGCCGACATACTCCAAAATTCGCAAGCCACGGCCCAAGCCGCCGCAACCTTGACCCCGAAGAAGCCTTGGTCGTGCGCCAGTTTTTCCAGCATAAAGACCATTACAAGGCTGGCCCCGTAGGATATGATTTTAAAAGTCGTGACCCTTCCAAGCTTCGAAAGGGCGAACCGACCGTTACGGACGGATACCATAATCCCGAATAACGCGTCCAGCAAGATAGCAACGAACACGATAGTAAACGCGTATTTTTCAGACGCGAAGAAAGTAAGCACCGAACAAACGGCGGTTAGTAACCACCCTAATTTTGTCGACGCAAGCTTGGCCATGTAGGCCGCTTGGGTTTTGAATAGAAACATAGTTTTAATAGCGTGTAAAGTTGTCATTATCGGCGGCGTTTCGGTATAAAGATACCGCTTTCGAATACGTCCGCGGGTTTGTTGGCACCACAACCGCAACCGTCTGGCGCGTCGTAGCTTGGGTAATCCTTGGCGCAACCCGCCATATATTCTTGCAAGAACTTGGCCCACTGTTCGGCGTCGTCCTTAAGCCAGCGGCGCAATTGGCTAACGTCGTTAACGTCTACGCCCTTACTGTTTTCGCTTTCGCGGATTGTAAGCCCTTTATTTTGGATACTGGCCCAGTGAAACGGCAAGCCCTGATAAACGGCATAGCTGGCAAGGGCTGGCGCTATCTCGATAATTAAAGCTTGGTTAGCTGGTGTTATCGGGTTAGGGGTTGGCGAGGGCGTAACGCTTGCGGCCTTAATTTGTTCTTGAAGTTCTTTATATAGCTTAAAGCCGATTAGCCTACGGATATACATTTTTTGCGCAAGCACCGTATAAGGTACGAATTTAGTAATAATCGTGTCTTCTTTAATCGGGCCGTATTCTTTAAACAGTTCTTCGCTAATTAGTGCTATTTCCATTGTTGTTTCATTTTAGACATTAACGATTTAATTGCGCGTTCGAACGCGTTAGGGCGTTTTAAGGTTTGCGGTTCGTCGGTAACGTTGTCGTCGCCGCCTTCTTCCGTCGCGCGGATAGCTGGTAATACGTCCAAGTCGTCGATAAGCAGTTCGTTAGAACCGTTTAGGGTTGTAAACTGGTTTAAGAACTTAAGAACGTTTCGGCGCGCCTTTTCGATAACCGTATAATTGTAAAGCACGTAAGCGTCGACAATTTCGGCCGCGTTACCCGATAGGTTACCCGAACCAGATACGCCCGCAAGCGTCGGGCTACTTAGGTTATGCGCGCTAATAATCTTTTGGAAGACAATACCTTCGACGTTATTATAAATATCGGCGTTAGCGCTGGCGTTAAACGGCGTAATCTTTGGTACGGCGCCCGCGTTACCGCCTTCGCCCCAAATGATAACGATAGACGAAGCGCCCTTGGCACCGCTAAAGGCGTCTTCCATTTGCTTTTGAAAAGCGGCTTTCTTTTCTTCGCTCGGATTGCTTGGCATTTCTACCACAACCGAAGGCGTAAAGCCGTTTTCGATACTATTGTTATAGAACTGGCCCAAGGTTCCGTCCGCCTTAACGTATTCCATAGCGGCGAAGTAATCGGGTACGCAATAGCGCGCAAGGCCCGACGAATAATTCCACTTATACGCCATATACGCCACGCCCTTTTTGGCCTTCTTCATACCTTCCCAAACTGGTAACTCAATCGGTTTCATTTTGCCCGACGTTTTCGTCCAGTCGTTCGATATTTTAAAGGTCTTGGGCCGCCCGTCTGGGTAAATTTCGCCTATCCTTACGGTGCTAAAGTCTTGGTGGAATACCGAAACGGTTGTACTGCCCTTATTAACGATTACTTGCGCGTATAATCCGCCAAACTCCTTGTAATCGTGGGCCAGAACTTCGAATATTTCGTCCCAGTCTTCGCCGCTATTCGGCTGGCCTACGTAACACTTGTTCTTCTTGGCGGTGGCGACAATACCTTTACCGCACATATACGTTACGGTGGAATTGATAATGGCCGTATTAACTGGGCTTTTGCTGTTTAGGTTAATAATCTCTTGCGGGAATAGGTTTTTAGGGCCGAAAGCGACCCACCCCGCGCGGTTTAATGATATTTTAGGATATGCGGGACTATCAGCCGCCGCCGCCATACGGATAACGACTTGCTGGGTTATTTCGTCCACTGGCGTATTAACTGTTTCTTCCATTGTTTTACGTTTACGTTCTGGTTTAAAGATAAAAAAGGGGTTTATTATCTTTAAACTATGACAAAAATAGAATACGACGGCACCGAAATATTAGTCCCTACAAGCTGGGACGACGTAACCGTGGCGACTTTCGAAAAGTTCCACAAAGATAAAGCGGTTACGCACCGCGACCGTGTCGCGCGCATAGCCTTGGTTTGCAACGTGGACGCGGAAGTGCTATTCCAATGGCCTACCGAAGTGTTTAGCGTTATCGTAAGTAAGGCCGATTTTATATTCAAGGAAACCAAAACCGAACCGTCGCCGATTATTGAAATCGACGGGCTAAAATACATAGTCGCGGCCGAAGAAAGCTTAAGTCTGGGCGAATACGTGGACGCGGACGACGTACAAAAGAATAGCGAAGCGATTTTAAGCAACCTTCTGGCGATTATCTGCCGACCAGCGGGCGAAGCATACAACCCGAAGTTAAACGACGAACGCGCGGCCCTATTCGCGGCCCAGCCAGTAAGTAAAGTTCTTGGGGTGCTTGCTTTTTTTTTGCACTGCAAACAAATATTAGACAAACATACCGCGGCGTATTCGAGCCTACGGGCAATGTACGACCTATTGCCCCAGAATACCGCGACTTTGCTAAAGCGTACGGGTGGTATAAAATTATCGCGGATTTGGCCGACAATTCGTTACTACGTTTCGATGCGATTACTGAAAAACCAGTTACGGAAGTGCTTACATTCCTACAATACCGCAACGATAAAGCAAACGCCGAAGAAGCGCAACGTAAATTGGATAAATTCTTAGCTAAAAATAAACAGAACGGAAATAATTAACTTTTGGTACGAAGTGGCGCGCCAACTTCTTGCGATTAAAGGATTTAGATATGGCAAAGCGGGCGACAAAGGGGCGGGAAATGATATTTACCCGCTTTTGCATTTGGACGACCCTATCTTGGCGCAACTTAACGATAATATAGCGACCTATACGTGCAATGTCGACATACTGGGAATACCAGACGACGAAGCGACCGTGGCCCAGATACAAGGCGAAGCGTTTATGGTCGCGCTTTCGATAGTAGAAAAGACAAAAGGCGCGCCGATAGGGCTACGCGTTAAGGGCTTCCAGTCGATTAGCGTTTCCCAGTACACCGACGACGACGCGGCGGGCCACCGTTTTACTTTTAACGTGGTGGGCGCCAACCCCGTTAACCGTTGCGAAGACTACTTCGACCCGACCAAACAATTAGCAACGCGCGACGCCTTGCCAGACTTCGCGACCGACCACCCCGAAGGGTGCGCCGTGTTTTCTGAAAAGAACGGGCTACCTAATTTTAAATTAGATATATGAGTGCGGCGGGGGTTCAATTAGCGATAGACAAAATAGCCGACGACCTTTTCGCGCTGGCGTCCGCGATACTGGAAGACGACACAATCGGCGTAAACGAAAAGGTAGGGCGCAACACTTTAAAGAATTCGATGTTACGTAACGATTTGTACGTCCAAGAAGCCGCAAGCGATAACGTAGTGTTGCAAGCGTTCTTTAATCATTACGTTGTGTATCTGGAATGGGATAGGCCCGAACGCTACGGTAAACAACCGCCGATAGATGCGTTAAAGGACTGGGCCGAAAAGAACGGGATACCGACGGACGCTTCTACGCTTTGGGCCATATCGTACGCGATTTGGCGCGACGGCCACAAAGGGCGCCCGATATTCGCAACAATAGATAATAACTTGGATAGCCTTTTCGATAAGGATTGGAGCGACCAGTTATTTAATAGCATAGTAGACAACTTGGATAAATTTTTTAACGACTAATAAAATGGGCTACACTTCCAAAGATATAGCGGTAATAACCGAACCGAAAATTATAAGCTTAAGCGCGGCGCCTAACTTCGTAACCTTCGCCAGTAAACCCGCGATAAAAACTTATTTCGAAGCAAACGTTACGGTTAATATACCAAGTAACGCGGCGGCGATACACACTAAAACAGTAATTCGCATAACCGACCCGTCGGGCGCGGTTTACGCATTCCACGGTACTACAAACCCCGACGAAGTGGGCGGCGCGGTATTTTACGTTTCGGCCGATAAATCCGACACCGCGGAAAACTTGCGCGACGCAATGTTACGCAACCGCTGGATTAACGCCAATTTCGAAATACGTATCCCGTCGAACTGGGTAGGCGGCACCGTGTCGAACGGGTTAACGCTAAATATTAAAAGCAAAGGCGCGGGCGCCGAATTTACGGTTACCATTACCGCGCCTAATAACGCCGCGAACGTAGCTTATACGATTGCGTACGTTAATGCGATTAGCTTAAACAATGATAGTATAAGCGGCGAAGCAACTACCGCGGAAATAGAATTGGACGTGTACGAAGGCGGAAATACTTTTTTAGGGGGCGACGACCGCCCGATTAGCGCGGCCCGCCTTGGTACGCTCGCCACTACCCTACAAAAGACTTACGCGGGCGCCCCGTTGTGGTTTGAAATTAACGCGGCATTCAATCAGTACGGCGCGTATAATCTGCCACCAGAAGCCGCGGGGTGGTTTAATACTGGGACGGTTAGGTCGTTTCGTTTTATCGCAAAAGTCCGCGCGGTTAACTCCTTCGCCTTCTATATGTCAAACGCGCTTTACGTCCTTAACGGATACGGCCCCGCTTCGGAAGACTTGGACTTATACCCGTACGTTTATGACGACGACGCGCCGACCATAAAATTATTAACCAACAAACCGCGAACCCCGTATATGCGCGGCCAAAAAGAATATTTAAATTTTATATTTCAAGACGCATTCCGCGGCCAAGCTATCGACGTGTTTAGCGTGCGCGTGGCCTACCGTGTTTATAGTACCGCTGATAATTACTTGGGGACTATCTACGACCACGAAATTACGCGCAACTTATTGAACATAGTTAATACTTGCGTTCTGGATATTGACGCGGTACTGGACGCATACCCGAAGGCGGGAATTGTTCGGGTAGCCTTGGCCCGCGACGCCGCCTTAATATCGGAAGACCTCGAATATTTGATACGCCCAGACTGTTTACACGACCTTTGCCAATTTACTTTCCTTAACCGTTTCGGCGGCTGGGATACGTTTAACTTCGATAGCACGGTGCGCAATGAAATAAAACCCGCGATAGATACTTACAACAAAACCGTTACGCCAGAATATAAAAAGGGCGGAAGTATTGAAACGGTTTATACCACCTCACTATCCGACGCGTACACCGTAGAAGGCGCGCCCGTTACCGACGCGGTGGCCGAATGGCTTAAGGAACTGGCGGCGGCGCGCGTGGTGCTGGACGGGTCGGGTAATTATATAATAAAAGACGACTTTACGCTGGCGGTGTCAAAGAATAGCCAGAATATGCAAGTACCAACTATTAAATACAGACTTAGCGAAACATACACAAATGATTAATATAGAACTAATTATTAACGGTAAGTTGGCCGACCTTGGGCGCGACTTCGGGGTTAGGCTAAACCGTCAATTATTGAACCCTTCGGAACTTAATACCAAAGACGCGCAAATGAGTTTTACAATTTCTTTGCCCGATAGCGAACCGAATAACATAATATTTGCGCATTCTAATATAGAAGAAACCCGCGACAAATTTAACCGCGTTTACACCGCCCAGTTAATCGTTAACAGTTCGCGGATATTTAACGGCTTCTTCCGTATGTCGGATATTACGCGCGGGTATAAAGGTAACTTATACGTCCCAGTACCAAAGACCATAAAAGATATATTCGGCGAACTTAAGTAAAACCAGAACCCCGAATTACGTATCCCGTTTATTGATTTTGCGACTTATATAAACCTATACAATAACGCGGCGGCCGTGACCCCGCAAGCGGCTATCTTTCCGTTTACTTTGTACGGGGTGCTTGCCAAGGTGCCTTTAACGCGAAATGCTAACAACTATAGCGCGCGCAATATCTGGGACGCTTCGGTGCGCCTTAGTATCCAAGATTTGGCGCCGTCTATTAATGTCTTGCAAATGCTTAAGCACATTTTTAATTCGCAAGGTTACGGGCTACAGGGTACGGCGTTCGACGACGAAAGGCTAACCCGTTTATATATGTCTTATAAAAACGCGGATACATACGTCCAGCCTTGGAACTACGGCCAGCACGCTAAAATTAAATTGAACGGGTCGTGGGCCAGTACGTACAACCAACGCGCGGGTGGTGGCGATAGTACGCCCCGACAATTGGAACGCGGTATTAACCAAGGCCAAGACGTGGGCGGCGTAGTGTATGGCGTGGACTTATTCGACGCGACAAATACTAAATTAAACATAACCGAAGATAGCGGCGGTAACGTATCGTATAAAGAAGTAAACGACGCCACGGGGCGCGCTTGGGTTAACTGCCAAGTGCGCATCCCTACAAGCGGATTCTATAAGGTGGAACTAAATAGCCGCCTACTGGTTTACGACGTTTACGCGTGGCGAACAACAGACCCCGCTACGGGCGTGCAACATATTAGCGGCCATACTCAAAACGCGGAAAACGATATGGCTAATAATATTTACGAATTCCGTTTGGTGCGCGACCGTAAAAGCGCGGATTTTGGCTTAAGTAACCCGCGTATCGACGGAACATTTTACCGCAACAACCAGCCGCAAAATTTAACCTTTGACGCGGAAAATATACCAAAACACTTTCCGCCAAACGCTTACGGCGGTATGCTTAATATGATAGATTTAGCGCAAGACCGTAACCACGTTTTAGGATTTGGGTACGGGCGTAACCGCGACCGTGTGGGCGACTTTGAAAATCCGCGCGACCTTGCGGGGGCTATCTGCCAGTTGCAAGCGGCAAAGCCCGCTATTAGTTGGGACACGACCGAAAGCGCCGACAATATTACAAAGCTGGCTATTAAGTCGACGGGCTGGTGGAAGTGGGGCCGTATCGGTAACTTTGATAACGAAGGCGATAACCCTAACGTTAATATAGATTATAGCGGCGGTACTAAAGTGGTCGGTAAAGTGTTTGACGCAAACGGCAACCCCCAAGACCCAAGCGGCAGAAATCTGGGTTATCGTTACCAAGGGTATTACCTTAGTAGCGTTACGGGATTTTTAACGCCCGCGCCAGACTGGGAAACGTCCGACTTTTTAGATTTAGCGCAATACACGGGGCTAAACTTTACCGCCGATATTGACGGCGAAACGGGCGTGGCGGTCGTGGCTTTTTATGATATTAATTTGCAGTTTATCGGCGTAGGTGTCGACGGGTCGGTTAGTGAAGACTATACCAACGAACCGGTAGTGGCGCCACCCGACGCGGCCTTTGTTCGGTTATCTGGGCCAGACGGTGGCTTAGCTATCGGTGCGGGCGCGGCTACCGACGTTAATATAATATTGGAACGCTTCGCAATGTCGCGGTTTTTTACTTACGTAATCGAAGCGCCAGTCGGTAGCAATTACCAAGGATATGCGTACGTACACAATGGCGCGCAAACTGAATACTTGCAACGCTTTGAATTTGTGGACGGCCGCGTGGAAATACCCACGGGTTACGCGCCTATTCAGTCGGTCGACCCTAAGTTATCAATATATTTAAAAACGGCCGATTTTGACGTCGACGGCACCTTGACAATATCGCGCCGTATCGAAGCGGATAGCGAAGACGTAATCGACTGGGAATTAACAAACAAATATAACATTAACTTACAAAACGCCCCCGTTAACAGTATTGGCCGCGGCTGGTCTGGCGACGGGCTTAAAAGCGGGCAAGGTAGTATTAACGCGGTCGTTTGGTTTGACGCTGGCGAATTAATTAGCGTTGCGAGTGTTTCGGCCGAAGGGCGCTATAGACAAAACGGTATGCACTCCACGTTTGGTATGGTGGAACACTACGTCGATTTTGATTTAAGTATCCAGCCATTCCGCACCGATTTGGATTGGTTAAAAGTTAGTTTAAACGGCGACGGTACGGGCGCAATGAATTGGAACGACGCGCCGAACTTTGACACCGATAGTATTAACTTAGTGGGCTTCTTAAGCGCGGACGTTAAGACGGACGACTTTATCGACAACTTTTGTAAAGCCTTTAATTTACGCCTTTCCCAACTTGACGCGCAAACCTTTACGCTCGACGTTAAGCAAAGCAAAACCGCCGTGTCTTCGCTTAGTATTGACTTGGATAAAATCGCCAGCGTACGCGACCGAAGCAATAGCGATTTAGGTTTACCAAGTCTTTATAAATTAGGCTTTACCGTAGACCAAGAAGAACGCGGCTTCGTGGTATCGGGCGACGACGGCGGGGGCCAATTTGAAACGGGCGCGACCGAAGAAAAGATTATCGAACAAAAAAGTAACTTTTCTTATAACTGGTTCGAAGCCATTACCAAAAAAGAAACCGCGGGCGACGTTGTTATCCAGATACCCGTCATTTCTAAAGCGGACGTCTGGGCGCCAACAATGCCGTATCCCGAAGCTATGCGCAAGCGCTACACTGATTTAGCGTATCGGTTTTGGTATTACGACGGATTGCTGAATAGTACGGGCGCGACCTTTGCTTTTAACGGCGCCCCGCTGGATATTGCGCGCGTATCGAATGAGATACCCGACGTTAGTATTTTAAACTACAAGAACCAGCTATACACGATTTTAGCTAACTTCTTTACGGTTTTAATTAACGGGTCTTCGCACTATACCGAAATTGAAACATACTTAACGCCCACCCAGTACGAACAATTAGACGGGTCTATTATGGCGAAGTTTAACGGCGATTTATATTTCGTCGCGGAACTTACGGGATACGACCCAACGGGCAAAAACAAAACTAAAATTAAATTAATCCGCAAAATCTAAATACGATATGGCAACCAGTACAGGCAAAAAGGAATACACCTTAAAGATTAACGGCGTAACCCAGAACATTAAGGACGTTACCAAGTTAGAACAAACGTTAAACGCGTTAGACGTTTCGCTAAACAAAACGCGCGAAGCCACCGTTAAAACTACGACCGAAAGCACTAAGAAGACCAAGGCCATAACGGAAGAAGAAAAGGCGGCCCAGCGCTTGGCTAATACCCAAAAGCGTATCGAACAAGCTAATAGCGAACAAAACCGCGCGCAAATCCAAGCCAACTTGGAATTACGCGAACGTACGCGCGAAATTACCCGCCAAATCGCCATTAACGGTTTGGCCGAAGGTTCTATCCGCGAAATGGGTATGCAATTAACAGACCTTCGGAACGCGTACGAAAGTCTAACCGCCGCCGAACGTATCGACGAAGAACAAGGCGGCAAGATGCTGGCGCAAATCCAAGCACTGGACGCGGAATATAAAGCCCTTCGCGAAAGTACGGGTAACTTCCGCGATAGTGTCGGTAACTATGAAAAGGGCTTTAAGGGGCTAAACGAACTAAAAGATAAATTTGAGTTGGCCGCGCGCGGTGCCGTTAATATGGGTAACGATATTGCGGGAAGCAACGACGTGTTAGACGCTTTCGGCGCAACTACCGACACCGTGGCGAAGTCTTCGGAACAATTGGCGGGCGTGTTTGCTTTGGCCCAAGTAGCCGAAGAAGCCTATATCGCCGTTACTAAAGAAGGTATTATCGCCGAAAAGGCGGCCGCCATTATGGACGGTATACGCACGTTACAACTAAGGGCCAGAACGGCGGCCGAAGCGTTAGCCACTAAAGGAACTATCGCGGCAACCGTGGCGCAATGGCTATTAAATGCGGCGGCGTATGCAAATCCTTACGTATTGCTTGCCCTTGCCTTGGTGGCCGTAGTTGGTGCGCTTTACGCCTTCGCCAGTAGTACCGACGAAGCCGCCGAAAAGCAAACCGAATTAAACGCCATACAATCGGTGTACCTCGACCAACTGGACGCCGAAGCGCAAAAGCTAAAGGATATATCCGAAAAACGCGTTAAGGACGCCGAAACGGATTTGGCCGTGGCAAATGCGAGGGGGGCCAAGCTTAAGGAAATCCGCGAACTGGAAGACGCTTTGGCCCGCGAACGTTCGGCCGCTAATATGCGACAACGCGGATTTTACGGGCAAGAACTGGACGACCTCGAAAAGAACCGCGCCAAGGTCGAAGAATTCCGCGCCGTGCTTGCTAAACTGAATATCGAAAAGGCGAAGGGCGAAGACAAAATAAAATTAGATATTGACTTGGACGGCAAAATCGACAAAGTAAAAGTCGACGACGCAATTACGGCCGTCCAAGGTTCTATCGACAACTTGGGCCGTAGCGTCCAGATAGCCGTCGACATTAACACCGAACGCGCGGAACTTGACGCCCAAGCGAAAGTCTTAGCGGCCCAGCGTTTTAAACAAGATAAAGACTTGGCAAAAGAACGCGCCAGTAAAGCAAGGGAAGCAAGGGCGGCGGAATTATCGGCGGTAAGGGCGGGCGAAGACGCACGTATCCAGTTAATTGCCAATAGTTACGAACGCGAACGCAAAACAATACAAGTAAGTACGGCCCGCGCTATCGAAGACTTAAAGATTAGGTTAGCCACTGAAAAGACGTTAACCGCGGCGGCACGTAAAGCCATTAACGAAAACATTAAGTTACTGGGCCAAATCCAGATTAAGGATTTAAAAGCCTTGGCCGACGAACGTAACGCCAGCCAATTAGAAACCGTCCGCGCGTACCAAGATAGCGAAACCGCGTTAATACAAGACCAAGGGCAAAAACGCCGTACGGAAATTAATACCCAGTACGAACGCGAAGTTAGCGACTTGCAAAAGCGTTTGGACACCGAACTAAACTTAACCCAAAAGCAACAAGAAGCGATTATCGTTTTAATGCTTAACAAACGGAAGCAACAAGACAACGAACTGGCCGCACTTAACGCCGCCGCGTTAGAAGCCCAAGCGAACGCCGAATTAACGGCGCTGGATAGCTTACTGGCCGCCAGTCAACAAAAGATAGGCGAAGTAACCGTTAGGGCAAAGGACGGCTTTAAATTGATTGACGTAGACGCCACCCGTGCCAACTTGGCCGCGACTAACAAAGCGCTGGACGAATACGTGGCCCGTATCCGTAATTATGTTAAGGATTTGGAAGTGGCCCACAAAGCCGTATTAAGCACGTTAAAAGAAGGCACGCCCGAATATAAAGCCGAAGTACAGAAATACACCGACGCGCAACTGGCGGCCACCGCAAAGATAAAAGAAGCCCAAAAACAACAAGTAGAAAACACCAAGGCGTCGAACGAAACGCAAATGGATAGCTACAAAGAAATTGCGGGCAAAGTTAGCGAATACGCCCAGCTTGCCAGTGAATTAGTAGGCGGCTTAGTGGATACGGTTAATATGGGTATACAAGCGCAAATCGACGATATGACAACCCAATTAGACGCGGTTAACGAAAAGTACGAAGAAGCCCAGAAGCAACGCGAAGAAGCGGTTAAGAATGTCGAAGACATAGAAGCCCAGTTACAAAACGCAACGGGCGGAACGGCCAAGGCTTTGCAAGAACAATTGGCCGACGCAATGGCCGCACGTAACGAAGCGGAACGCGAAGAAAAGCGCTTGGCTAAAGAAAAAGAAAAACGCGAAGCCGAAATCGCCAAGAAGGAAAAACAAATGCGACGCAACGATTTAATCGCGAACATTGCGGGCGCCATAGCCAATACGGCCCAAGGCGTTACCAAGGCGTTGTCGTTAATATTTCCGCTTAACTTAGTGGTTGCGGGTATTGTTGGCGCTATGGGTCTGGCGCAAGTTGGGATTATGTCGAAGCAATTAACCAAGTTAGCCAAAGGCGGGCCGATTGTTGGGCCAAGCCACGCGCAAGGCGGTGTCGATATAGGTCTGGGATACGAAGCGGAAGGCGGCGAATTTATGGTTAATAAACAATCGTACGCGGCTAACGCCGACTTGGTGCGCTTTATTAATGAAAGCCCCGACGGTTTAACCGCTTCGGATTTACTGGGCTTGGTGCCGACTGATAATTCGCCCGCGGAAGTGGGTAACGTGGCCCGCGATAGTAACGCGGATATTGTGGACGCTATCGACCGAATAGAACTTCGCCCAGTGGTAGCGGTTACCGATATAAACGACGCGCAAAATCAATTGGCCGAAGTCCAAGACTTGGCGGGTTTTTAAGTTAAGAAATTTAAAATTTATCTATACACTATGAGAAAGCCGAAATTACCAGTTTACGAATGCAAGATACGCGAAACCGACAATACGGGTATTTTCGCAATGTCGTTCGTAGAAGTTCCCGCGGTCGAAGAACTTTTCGTCGCATTGCGCGCCAGCGCCCACAAAGTTACGTTAGTGCGTAACAAGGCTAAACAAATCTTATCGGGCGTAGTTTTAAAGCCAAACCAACTTATATATAGAAACGACGACCAACTGGGCGAATACTATATTAAGTACACGGCCGAAGACATTGAAAAGATAGCCCAAAAAATGATGCGGACGGGCGTAGCCTTAAGCACCACAACGCACCAGCACGAAGCGCAATTAAAAGGTAATTACCTAATTGAATGCTGGATTGTCGAAGACCCTAAACGCGATAAAGCCGTGGCCCTTGGGCTTGGCGAATTACCGAAGGGTACTTTAATGGCTTCTTATAAAGTAGAAAGCGCAAAATACTGGCGCGAACAAGTATTAACAGGCAATGTAAAGGGGTTTTCCCTTGAAGGATTATTTAACTATAAATCAGTAACAATGGCAAAAAAAGTAGTAACTAAAAAAGTAGCCCCTAAGCTTTCGGCTTTCGGGTTAGCGCTTCAAAAAATGGGTATCCCTGTTTTAATGGAAGACAGCGCGGCCGCGGCCGACGCGGTGGCGGCAGTAGCCGAAGACGACGAAACCGATAGCGGTACGCCTTTCTTGGTGTTTACCCTTGCGGACGGTTCGGAAGTGTTCGTGGACGAAGACGGCTTCGCAACTTTAGACGGCGAACAAATGGCGGCGGGCGACCATGCCTTGGATGACGGTAATATCTTAGTTATCGACGACGCGGGCTTAATGGTAATTACTACCGACGAAGCGGAAGGCGAAGAACCAGAAGCGGCACCAGCGGCATTAAAAGCGGCGGCGGTTGAACGTGGTAAAGCGTTCTTGGCTAAACAAAAGGCGGCGGCAAAACCAAACCCAAACAAAGCCAAAATCGAAGCGCTTAAAAAGCAAATCCAAAAACTGGAAGCGGAACCAAGCACGGTAAAGGTTACGCAATCCGTAACGGGCGCGGAAGACAAAGACCCTGCAAAAATGACGCACACCGAAAAAATGGCGGCCGCTATTAAAGCACGTCGCGAACGTCAAGGCAATTAATTACTAACCTTAAAATTATTTCAGAATGGCAAATATGTATAACATCAACGGCTTAAGCTACACAACAAAGGAAAACCCAGAATGGTTTACCCGCGCTATGTTTGGCGGCCGTTTGGTTGCGGGCGGATATATCCGCGTATTAACTGGCATTAAGGGCGACGAACTCTTAAGCCAAATTGATTTGGAAAACAAGATTTTGCAAATCGACGGTAAGGATTGCGCGTGGACGCCTAACCAGATTATTAAATTATCTGAAAAGAAAGCCAGCGTAACGACTTATAAAATCAACTTGGAAGAGTGTATCGACACGTTAGAAAACAAACGTACGCTTTACCAGTTGAGCGAAGGCGCGACCAACGACGCGTTACCACCAGATTTAGAAGCCGCAACGTTAGCGCTTATCGCGATAGGGTTATCTAACGAAATCGAAGAAATGGTTATCGGCGGTAATTCAGCAACCGACCCGAACCAATTTAACGGTATGGTTGAAACGCTTTTGGCGTCGACCGAAGCGACTAAAATCGTAGGCCCAGTATTAACCCAAGCGAACGTCCTTGCGACAATCCAAGGCGGTTACGATAGCGTTAGCGAAGACGTATTACAAAGCGAAGACGCGGGAACGCTTTACGCTTTCGTATCGTACGCAACCCGTCGTAAAATCCGTAACGCGCTTTCTACTTTGGGTAACCAAGTGGTTGCGATGAACTGGACGTTAGACGACACGGATAAGCGTAACCCGAAATTGTTTTACTTGGGTATGGAAATCGTACCTGTTAAAGGTATCGGCGTAAACGATATTATTATCTTGGACGGCCTTAACGCGTATTTGTTAACGGATTTACTTAGCGACCTAGACGGTATCGAATTAGGTAACTTCCCGAAACCAAACGACGACAAAGTTTATATTAAAGGACGCTTGCGCCTTGGCTTTGTTATCCCGTTCGAAGACGAAGCGGTTATTATTTCGCCACGCGTTACCCAAGCGCAAGCGGGAACGGCTGGTAACGACGACTTACGTCTGGTTCCAAACTCTTTAGTATTTAGCGCGGCGGGCGAAACTAAAACCGCTACCGTTATCACTAAAGACCCGGCGGCCGAAATTGAGTTAAGCGCCAACCCAGTGGGTTACACCGTAACCAAAGGCACGACCACCGCGGGCGTAACGACCTTAACAATCGTATCGACTGCAAACACGGGCAACTTTAACCCGAAAGTCGGCCAAATCGTTGTTAGTATCAAAGACACTAACCGAAGCGGCGTTATTACGTTAGACACGCATAGCGAAGACGTAGAAACAATAGTGGAATAAATTAACGGGCGCGGGCTTCGGTCGGCGCCCTATTTTTTAAAAGTCTTAACTCAAAATAAAAATGGCTTGTAAATTAACAAAATCGTTAGACAATAAACTGTGCTTATACGCTATAGCTGGCGCGCGCGCGGTTTACTTGGCTAACTTCTACGGGGCCGTAGAAGGTGCGGCGGCCGTAGCTAATGCAATCGCTTACGAGTTCGACGAAGACGGCTATATTTCTGGGATTACTTTACCGACGGGCGAAGTGTTCTATAAGTTAGAAGGTTCGGCGAATACTGTAAGTTTTACCGACGCCCTTTTGGCGGGGGGTAACGGCGGCAAGTATCGCCAGCACACCGTTAACGCCGTACTTAATCAGTACGATATTGACGTAATGAACGAAGGCGACGCGCTAAGTCTTGGCAAGTTTATCGCTATAGTTGTCGATAATTCGGGCCGCGTTGTTGTACTGGGCCGCACTGGCGGACTTTCAGCACCAGCGGGCGGATTTGACTACAATAGCGGTGCGGCGGAAGCGGACGCGACGGGCTGGACTATCATTTTACAAGGCACTTCTACCGAAATCGGCAAGCTGGTTTTAAACGAAGCGGTAATTACGCCTTTATACGTGGAAGTAGTAACCCCTTAAAGTTTCCATAACTTAAATAAACAATGCGAAGGCGGTATTAATTATAATATCGCCTTTTTTTATCTTTAGACTATGGCTTGTAGAATGCAAAAATTAAAGCCGCCTTGCGGGTATAATCTGGAAGGACTGGCGAAAATATTATTATTAGATTTTGAAGACTTCGGGGGCTTCCAGTTCGACGGCGACGACCTTTATAGCAATTGTCTTGTTACCTCGATACTTCGTAACGGGGATTTTATCGAAATCGAAGCGCCAGACGGGGCCAAGGCTTCCAGCGCATTAAATGGCAAAATATACGCGCATACTTTGGAAACTTTTGTCGGCCAGCTTTCCGCCGACCTTACCAGTAATTTACACTTGGGGACTAAACGCCGCCATTTGCCAGTATTTCAATTAAAGAATGGGCGTTACTTTACATTTGGTTACGACGCGGGCGCGGCCTTGACTTTTACAACCCAAACCGCGGAAGCAAACGGCGCGCTAATTTCAATTACCGCTGCTTCCATTTATCCTTTATTCGAAGTAATACCCGAAGCGCTAATTACTTCTTACGGCGTCGACTTTATCCCGTCGTTCGACCAAGGCGCATACTGTGAAACTGATTAATTAAAATATGGCAACCAAACAAGCGACAATCGCGTTTAAGGTAGCAAGCCCAAGCGGCGCGCCTTTAGATATAAACGGGAAGCTTATTTCCGTTACTGGCCGCAAACAAGCGATAGCGCTATTAGCGGGCCAAGTAAACCCAAACCCCGACAAATACGAAGTGGAATTCTATTTCCAGTTGCACGGCGTTGTCGATGGAAACCCAACCTTTACGTATGATGGGACTTGCCCTTCTGGCAATCTTACCGTTACGCCCGCGCATTTACTTTTAGGCCCCGATAACCAGACGGGAACTTTAACGCTATCCAGTTCTAACGACTGGCATATCGAACCCGTTAACTTCGTCGACTTCGACGTGAAAGAAGGCGGGGCGGGCGTATTTACAATTATAGCCAAAACCACCGCGACCGAGGGCCAAGGCTACGTTAATTTTGTGGACGACGAAACGGGCGAAATTGTAAAGATTTATATTTCTAACCTTAGCGTCCGCGTATGGATTTTAGCGACGGGCCAGTGGAATATGAACGGCTTTTGGTATATGAACGAAACTTGGAACTTTTTATAAAAACCTTAAATTATGGCACTTGAAAAAATAGAACAAAACGATAGCGGCCAAGAAGCCGCCGACAAAATTTATAACAACGATGCGCAAGCCGTTTTAAAAACAGAATTTACCGAAGCGCTCGCGACGGAAATAACCAAGCCAGAAGGCACGCCCGCCGAAATAATGAAAGGCAAGACGAACGGGACGGGAATAACTGGCGGCGACGTGACTAACGACACCACCTTTAGACTTACACTTCCCGACGCAACGGTTACCGAAGATAGCTTAATTACTGAAATGCGCGTCTATCTAACCGCGGGCGGGCCTATCCAGTTCGCTATCGGTACGGCCAGCGCGGTAACTGGTTTTAAAGTGCGTAAGTTAATACCTGTTTATGGCGGGGCCGCTGGTCTGAATGTTTTTGCAGTAGACGAATTTATTAAAGCGGGCGAAAGTGTGGCATGTTCGCCCGTAGCTGGGTCGACCGCAACTATTAACTACACCTTCGGCGAAGAAGGCGGCGTTACGGGTACTTCTAAATTTATTCAAATGACTTCGACGGCCCAAGCGGCGGACGTTGTCGGTTATTACGCATATAGTTTCAAAACAAAAACCACGGGCGGGAACATTTTAAAAGCCACTTTCGCGCAAAAAGACGAAACGGTTTTAAAAGACGAATTTACCCAAGCGTTGCAAGACGAAATTACGCGCGACGCGGACTTAAACGAAGTAACGGTCGGCCCTACGCAAAACGGGATTACTGGCGACGACGTAGTGGGCGGCGACGGCAACTATAGATATAATACAATCGGTGTCGCGGGCGCTTACGGAATACTTCAAACGGCCCGTATCATATTCGGAAGCGTTGGCACGTTCGCGCTGGCGATAGGAACGCCAACACCTACGGGCTTTATTGTTCGTAAACAGTTAGAACCCTTGGCCGCTTCGCAAGTGGGCGCTAATACGTTTATTTTGAACGAGCAAATAAACGCGGGCGAAGCCTTGGCCCTTGGCGTAACCGCGGGTTCGGCCCGTGTACGTTTCCAGTATGTCGGAACGACTGGCGCGGAATTCGTGGGTAACCGTTTCGCCCAGCAATCCGCTACCGCGGCGCCTACCGTTGGCGGAATTGATGGTTATTATTGTATTAGCTTTATCGTAGGCGAAGGCGACTTTAAACCACTGGACGTTTTCTTTAACCAAGATAACGCAAACAAAAACTTTTACCAGTATTTAGCCACCGAACAAATAGGACGTACAGCCGTAACGCGCGGCGCGGGTTTTCCCGCTAACGATAGCTTGGCGGGTTTGACTACTAACCAGTATATAACGCCAGTAGGTAACGCGCCCTTCCAAGCCAAAATTAAATTAATCCGTATTCAAATGGTTGCGGCGGGTAACGTTGTCTTTAGCGTTGGGCTTATTGACCAATTCGGGTACTGGATAGAAGAACGAACATTTAGCAAAGCCGTGGCCGTTGGGGTTAATACTTTCGTAGTGGACGAACTAATCGGGGCGGGCCAGCAACTTGCCATAAAAACACCTTCGCCAACAATTAACATTAACAACGCGGGCGGAAGTTATTACCGAAGCAATGGCAACGGGTACGGCCAGTTATTGCAAGTAGTTAACGGCGCTAACTTATCGTTCGAATACGACTTGTACGAATACGCCGAACACGCTATCGTTGGCCGTGCGGAATTTAATACCGTGGCCGAAACTGTAAACGCGCTTAAGGTTAAGCCCGCGACAATATATTCGACACCTTCGCGCAAAAAGTTTACTATAACTTGCGACGACGACGGGACGAACTTACGCACCGCGCCAGCATATCCCGAAAACGTTATGGTTCTGGGTAACTCTATAACCAAGCACCCGATAACTTCTTTTTGGTGGGGCGAATGGGGTATGGCCGCCAGCGTTGCGGAAAAAGACTTCGTCCACGTTCTGGAAAATATGGTACAGGCGCAAAATCCTACGACCGTATTCGATTGTACTAATATCGCGGCGTGGGAACAAAACTATAACGGCTACGATAAAACCCAGCTTAACCCGTTCTTGGCGGGCAAAGATATGGTTATCGTAAGGCTGGGCGAAAACGTTGTGTACGGTGCGGATTACCAAGCGGCTATTGAAAGCTTGTTTGATTATATTCGCGCTTATAACCCAGACGTTACGCTAATCACTACGGGCCAGTTCTGGCGCAACGACCCAAAAGAAGCCGCAATGGTAGCCGCGGCCGCCGTTAAAAACGTACCATTTATCCAGTTAGACCAATTGGATAACGCGGGTAACAAATCGGTTATGGGCGCTATTGTTTACGACGCGGAAGGCAACCCGCACGCCATAGACAACCAAGGCGTAGCAAACCACCCAAGCGATACGGGTATGCAAAACATAGCCGAAGCGATTTATAACGCAATTTTTTAAAATAATTAAAAATAATTCGTACTTGCTATTGCGGGTACGAATTTTTTATTTACTTTTGTGGGGTTCAATCAATCATTCAATTATGAAAGCAAACGAAAAACAACCAGTACGGGCGCAAATGAAGGCAATGAAAATTGGCGCGAAATTATCGTGGCCGATGGAACGTTACGACTACATAGTGAATTGTCGCACCCGTTTACAAATGTCTTCGTTAATGCGCTTTACGTCCACCACTAAAGAAGTGGAAAACTTTGTTACAATCGAAAGGTTAGAAGACGCGCCCGAAGTGGTTAGCGCATAAAGATAAAGCGGTCGAATGGTTCGGCCGTATAATTAAAAATCAATAAAAACAATTTGTTATGGAAATCAAGTTAAATGTAACCGTAGAATTAGGCCCGAACACTTTAGCGTTAATCGGATTAGCGAATGGAGTTGCGACAAGCCCAACACCAAAGAAAGCAGTAGCCAAAGAAGAAGCAGTGGTGGACGAAGCCGAAGAAGCGCCAGCCGCTAAACCAGCACCAGCAAAAAAAGCGGTAGCGAAGCCAGCGCCAAAAATGAAGGTAGTTGAAGAAACGGAAGAAGAAGGCGAAGAAGAAGCGGCGGAAGAAGAAGCACCGAAGCCAGTAGCTAAAAAAGCAAGCCCAGCGCCAGCGGCCAAAGCGGCGGCACCAGCACCAAAGGCAGTTGCGAAGCCAGCGCCAAAAGCGGCACCAGCTAAAGCCGTAGCGTTTGAAGACTTGGACGAAGAAGGCCAATTGGAAGCGCTTAAAGCCCACGCGACCAAGCACACCAAGAAAGGCAAAACCGCCGACATTAAAGCGTTAGTGGCTAATTATGGCGCTGACCGCGTTAGCGATTTAGACCCAGAATATTACGTGGAATTTAACGAAGTGCTAACCCGTTATTCAGACGGCGAAAGCGTGGAAGACATTTTCCCGAACGTAGACTAATTATGTCAACGCGCAAAGCATTAAGCAAAGGCCCTTCGCGTCACGCGATACTCGGCCCTTCGGCGGCGGATAAGTGGATAACTTGCCCGCCGTCGGCGCGTTTTGAAGAACAAATCGTGGAAGAAGAAAGCGTGTTCGCACGCGAAGGAACCTTGGCCCACGATTTAGCCGCGTTAATCCTTTCTTCCCGCGCTGGGATATTCAAGGGTAACCAAGCGAAGTTTAACGAAATGCTGGGCGATATACGGGCCGACGTGTTGGCGTTCTATTGGAACCAAGACACGACCGATACAATCGACGCCGAAGCGGAATTTAACGCAATGTTAGACCACGCGGAAGGCTTGGCGGCGTTTGTGTGCGACCAAATAGAATTCGACGGCGAAGTGCAAATCGAACGCGAATTCGATATTAGCCAGTACGTACCGCTTGGCTTCGGAACAAGCGACGCCATTGTTAAGCGCCCGCGCGTTTTACACGTTAACGATTATAAGTTCGGGGCGGGTAAACGCGTAAATGCTTACAAAAATAAACAAGGTATGTTATACGCGTTAGGCGCATTAAAGACCGCAATTTTAGAAGACCCAGACTATAAACCCGAAACCGTTATCGTGTCTATCTACCAGCCCCGCGTCGTGGGCGGTGTTACGTCTTACGAAATCAGTGTTACGGATTTATTCGAGTGGGCCGAATTTACGGTTATGCCAGCGGCTAACTTAGCTATCGCGGGCCAAGGCGCTTTTAAGGCTGGGCCGCACTGTCAATTCTGCAAAGCCCAAACGATATGTAAAGCACGCTTCGACATATTCGGAAAGGTTAAAAAGATACACGACGCGCGGGCCATGACCCCGAAGGATTTAGAAGCCGTATTAACTTACGGCCCGCTAATCGCTTCTTGGGTTAAGAAAGTCCAAGACGACGCGGCGCGCAAGTTGCAAGCGGGCCAGACTATCAAAGGCTTTAAACTTGTTGCGGGCGGCGGTCGCCGTACCTTTACAAGCGAAGACGACGTGGTGGACGTGGCTATGGGCGCTAACCTCGATATGGATAAGCTATTTCGTACGGAGTTGATAAGCTTAACCGATATTGAAAAGCAAGTCGGTAAAAAGCGCTTCCAAGAATTATTCGGCGCAATCATATTCGAAAAGGAATTCCAGCCGAAAGTCGTAGACGAAGACGACCCAGCGCCAGCGCTCGGACGCACCGCCCACGACGACTACGAAGACGACGTTATTTAATAATTAACCAATGGCAAAAGAAAAAAAAGAAACACCAGAAGAAAAGCGCCAAGCCCGTATCCGTCAAATTATGGATAACGCGGCGGCCCTACTTGAACGCGAGAAAGTTAAATACTTTGTGGCGGTCGTAGACAAAGACCCGAAAGCGAGCGACGGCGGTAAAGCCTACGTCCAAAGCGACGTTACGGGCGAAGACTTTACACACATTTTGGATATGGCGTTACCCACCCGCCAAGATGTTATTAACTTGGGTATCTGGGTCGGCCAGCTAATTACGGCCCGCAATAAACAACAATAATTAATTTACACCATTTTTAAAATTTAATGTTATGGCAGAAGCTAAAAAAGTTAACCCGTTTAAATTAGTCTTAAGTGACACGCACCGTTGTACTTTCCTGTGGGTAAAAGAACCCGCGGTATTTAAAAACGAAGACGGTAGTGAAGGCGACCCGAAATTCTCTTGCACGTTCCTAATCGACCCGAATAGCCCAGACGTGGAAAAGTACGACGCGGTAATCGCGGCGCTTTACAAAGAAGCTAAAGAAAGCAAGTTTAAAGGCTTGCCGATTACTTCGCCTAAAATCTGGAAGCCGTTACGCGACGGCGCCGACTGGTTAGAAGAACACCCAGACGCGGCGGAATTCGAAGGTATGTTATTCCTTAAAGCTACCAGCAAAAACCGCCCCGTTGTATTCGACCAAGACGGTAACGAGATAATCGACTTAAGCGAAATTAAAAGCGGCGATTACGTACGCGCTTCCCTTGCTGGTTATTCGTTCAATAAAAACGGTAACCGCGGCTTCGGGTTCTTCTTAAACTCTATTAAGTTAATGGAAGAAGGCGAAGCACTGGGCGGCACCGTAGCAACTCACGACGACTACGAAGACGAAGCACCGAAAGCCAAGACCCGCACGGTAGCAACCAAAGCGGCGGCCCGTCCGAAAGTAGCGGCAAAGAAACCCGCGTTAATCTGGGATAAATCGGAAGACGACGAAGATATCGTTAGCCGTGACGGTGGCAAGACTTACGACTGGCCGACCCAAGAAGACTACGACGCGGCGGATTTACCGTTCTAATTAACTGTTTAACCTTAAGGGCGGCCCACTTCGCCGCCCTTTCTTATTTTACAAATATGGCAAGAATTGAAACTATACGCACGATGTGGGCCGACCATTACGCCGACGAAAAGAAGCGCGCCGAAATGCGCGACCAAATCGAAAAGCACACTAAACTAAAAGACTTTTCGAAATCTATATCGGTTAAGTTCTTAAGTGACGACACGGCGGGTATTTTGTTTTACGACAATGGCGTCGACGACCTCGACCCCGTGGCGCTTTTATCCGTTGACTGGGCCGACATTTGCTTGCGCATAACGTACGTACAATGGTAAGGCCAAAAGCGGCGGAACTGGCGGCGATTTACGCCAGCGGTACGCACCCCGACGACATAGTCTTATTAGCGGCTTGGCTTCTTAACTTCGCGTTAAGTGGCGGCCGCTTAAAACTTACGTGCAACGGGCAAAGCATATTGGCAAGTAACAAACTGGGCCACCACCATTTCACTACGGCGGGCCGCCCAGAACAAGACGTTAACTATATTCTGGATATTATATTCCCTTTCCTATGATATTAAACGGTAACGCGCGCTTAAGGCATTACGTCGCCACGGCCTTGCGTAAATTACATATTGACTTCGAAACCTTTTGCGCCCTACCACTTACGGGCCAGAAGGCCGTCGGAACTTATCGGTATTGTCAACACGAAAGTTTTGAAATACTAATGATGTCGTACAGCTGGGATGGAATTAACTACCACCATTTAGACTTTACCCGCGGCGACGAAATACCCTTCGACGTCTGGGAAGCCTTGACCGACCCGACCGTTTTAAAGTTCGCGCATAACGCGCCCTTCGAAATCGCTTGTTTACGCTACGGGTGGGGCGTAGACGTCGACGTTACCCAGTGGCGCGACACTATGATAATGGCGGCCTATTTGGGGCTTCCCTTGGCCTTAGAAAAGGTAGGGGCGGTGTTACGGTTATCTGAACAAAAAGACGCCCGCGGCAAGGCCCTAATAAAGTATTTTTGCGAACCCGTAGCCAAGCCAAAGAAGAAGGACGGGTTTAGAACGCGCAACCTTCCAGAACACGCGCCCGAAATGTGGGCGGAGTTTTGCGAATACAACGTACAGGATACGCGCGTGGAATGTGCTATCGACGCGTATTGCGAAAAGTATAAACCAGTGCCACAAATTGAGTGGGACTACTGGGCGTTAGACCAGCGTATTAATGAAGCGGGCGTTACTATCGACGTCGAATTCGTGGAAGCCGCTATCGCCAGTAACAACGAATTCCAGAAGCGCACGCACGCGGAAATCCGCCGTTTAACGGGAGTAGAAAATCCAAACAGTACCGACCAGTTAAAGGACTGGTTACTGGGCGAAGGCTACGACATTCCCAGCCTTAACAAAGAATTCTTTTTGGACGTAGACCCAAGCGAATACCCGCCGCACGTTGCGCGCCTTTTCGAATTGCGCAAGCTTGCCAGTAAAGCGTCGATAAGTAAGTACGGCAAAATGCTAATGTATTTATGTGACGACGGTAAGAACCACGGGTTATTCCAGTTCTACGGGGCGAACCGTACGGGGCGCGAAGCGGGGCGCGGGGTGCAACCGCAAAACCTTAAGAAGACATTTAGCAACGCCGATAAAATCGACGCGCTGGCGAAGCGTTTACAACTTACGCCCGACGGTGTTCGGGAAGTGGTGGGCGACGCGCTCGAAACCGCTAAAGAAGCCGTCCGCCTTGGGCTTGCCGACGTCCTTTATAGTGACGTCCCCGACATTATTAGCAAGCTGGTGCGCACCGCGATAGTACCCGCCGAAGGTAACGCGTTCGCCGTTTGTGACTTTAGCGCAATCGAAGCCCGCGTTATTGCTTGGCTGGCTGGCGAAGACTGGGTCTTGGAAGTATTTAGAACCCACGGTAAAATCTATGAAGCCACCGCGGCGAATATGTTTAACGTGCCGTTTGAAAGCGTAACCAAGGGTTCCGACTTGCGGGCCAAAGGTAAGGTGGCGACGCTTGCGTTAGGCTACCAAGGCGCGGTCGGTGCTATGCTAACAATGGGCGCGTTACGCGAAGGTATCTTGGAAGAAGAAATCCCCGCGCTGGTTAAGGCGTGGCGCCGTGCTAACCCGAATATCGTAAAGCTATGGAAGAAAGTAGAAAGCGCGGTTAAGCACGTCTTAGAAAAGAAATGCAAGTACACGTTAAAGCTACCTTACACCTCGCTAACCTTTAGTTACGAACGCGGTTATTTATTTATTGAACTTCCAAGCGGCCGCCGCCTTTCTTACTATGGCGCAAAGTTGCGCGGGAATAAGATTTGTTATTACGGCCTTGACCAAAAGACAGGCGGCTGGGTGACCCAAGACACCTACGGCGGTAAGCTGGTCGAAAACATTACCCAAGCAATCGCAAGGGATTGTCTTTTCGAAAGTATGTTCGCTATGCGTCACTTGGATATTAGAATGCACGTACACGACGAAATCGTGGCCGAAGCCGAACGGATTTTGGCGGCTTCGGTACTTGAAGAAATGGAAGAAATAATGGCCGTAAGTCCTTTATGGGCCAGCGACTTACCACTGAAAGGCGACGGGTTCGTTAGTAGTTTTTACAAAAAAGATTAAATTATCAAATCTTTTATTTAGATTTGTGGTTCAATCAATCAATTATGAATAGAAATAAATCTATCGCCTACAATGTGGGTTTAGGGCTAACGTATTTATCGGTAGCCCTTTTTATCGTTTTAGCGGTCTGCAAGATTACGGGCGGGATTGCTTGGTCTTGGTGGTGGGTCTTGGCCCCGATACTTATACCTTTCGGTATTGCGTTCGTTACGGTCTTGGCTTCGACTATTATAATCGGCATTATGACACCGCCGAAGTACAACCAAGAAGACGAAGAAAAATTTAACAAATAACTTAATAAAAAGCAAATGAAAATTAAAGCTAAATTCAAAGGCGCCGACGGGTCTATGGGATACCGTAACGGCACCAACTACGCGCTGGAATTCGAAACCGTATTCGCGCGCCCACCTTACCAAAAAACACAACAAGAATTTATCTTGGTTAAACCACTGGTAAAAGATGCGGGCGAACCCGTGTTTTACGAAAGTTTAAAAGGTCTATTAAATAACTGGCAAATCTTTTAGTTATGGGCTGGACGAAATTAACCACCGACAACGCGCCGACTACGGAAGTAATCGCCGCCGTTATTAATGCCAAGGGCAAATCGTTGGGAACCCGCACGGGCCTATTAACTGAAAGCGACGGCGTATTTTATTGCGGGTCGCTTTCTGGCGTTACGCATTTCGATTTAGATATTTATACGCGCGACTGGATTATCTCGAATAGCATATCAATTATTCGCGAATACCGCACGGGCGAACTAACCTTGCGCGCGCTACACTACCGTTTAGTTGGCCGCGGAATGTTCAACACCCAGCAACATTATAAGCGTGTCGTTAAGGCTATGGAAGTGGCACGCTGGGACGGGCTGGTCGACTTCGAAGCCTTTAGCGATTTGGAACGCACAATGGTGGGCCAGACCCGCGCCGACGACACCAACTTGGAAGACTTGGTCGAAGAAGCGCAAGACGCAATCGAATTGTGGATGCGCCACTATAAACGCAACCGCTGGGAGAACCAACCCGTTTACGCGGAAATCTTTATCGAAAAGAAAGCACTACAAAAAATGTTCGAAGACACCGCCCAGCGTAACGCTATGGGCTTGGGTGCCGTTAAGGGTTACCCGTCTTTAACATTCCTACACGAAGCGGCCCAGCGTTTTATACAACGCAAGCAAGAAGGGCGCGAATGTATTATCTTATACTTTGGCGACTACGACCCAAGCGGCGAAGACATACCGCGTAGCATAGAAGAAAATATGCAACGTATGGGCGCGGACGTAGAAGTGCGCCGTATCGCTTTATTCCACGAACAAGTTATTAAATGGAACTTACCGCCCGCACCAACTAAAGACACGGATAGCAGGACGGCAAACTGGGACGGTATCGGCCAAGTCGAATTGGATGCGGTCGACCGTAAGACCTTGCAAACGCTGGCCCAAGAAGCAATCGACAATATATTCGACTATGACTTACACCGCGAACTTTTGGAAGAAGAAGCGGAAGAAGCCGTGGCGTTCCGCGCCAGATTAAAAACTTTTGTTAGCACACTTTAATAAATGAAGAAACTAAAATATAACATACCGTTAGACATTGCGAGTGCCAAGACTTCGCGGGCGACGAAGTGGCGTAACACGGTATCGGATTGGCAAGCGGTAGCGACTACGCTATCGCAAACCGAAACGACGCCCGAAACGCAAAAGCAATACTTCGCAATGCCGAAGGATAAGCAAGACGAAATTAAAGACGTGGGCGGCTTCGTCGGCGGTTACCTAAACGGCGGTACTATCAAAGACAGCCGAACGGGCGCCGCGGTCGAAGTTAAACACCCGTTCGGATTGCGCCGTAAAGGATACGTGGCCCACCGTCAAATCGTGGCGCTGGACGTAGACTTCGGCGACCTTGATGTCTGGCTGGACTTTCGCGAACTTGGCTTCGCGGGATTGTTCTACACGACCCACAAACACCGCCCGAACGACGCGCGCTTGCGTATAGTCTTCCCACTGGATAGACCAGTTACGCCCGACCAGTACGAAGCGATTAGCCGCGTCGTGGCGTCGTGGCTTGGTATCGACTTGTTCGACGACACGACCTACCAGCCCGTTCGTTTAATGTATTACCCAAGCACCAGCAAGGGCGCGGAATTCCTTTTCGATATTATCGACGCCCCTATCGCTTGCGCGGACGACATACTGGCGGCGCTGGAAGACTGGGAAGACGTAACGCAATGGCCGATAAGTTCCCGCCAAAAAGAATTGCGCCCGCACAAAGGTAGCACCGTCGAAGACCCGACAACAAAGCAAGGCGTTATCGGCGCCTTTTGCCGCGCCTACTCAATCGACGAAGCTATAGAAGAATTCTTGGCCGACGTTTACGAAGCGGGCGACGAACCGAACCGCTACACGTTTAAGGCTGGAAGCACGGGCAACGGTCTGGAAGTATTCGACGGCCTTACCGCATATAGCTACCACGCCACCGACCCCGCGGGTAGCAAGCTATCAAACGCTTTCGACTTGGTGCGCTTGCATAAATTCGGCGAACTTGACGAACGCGCAAAGCCCGACACCGAAACCGCAAAGCTACCGTCGTTTAAGGCTATGGCCGACTTCGCGGGTAATCTTGCGCCAGTCAAAAAAGAAATCTTGGCGGCCCGTCGCGCGAAGCCAGACGACTACGACGAACTAGAAGAACGCGCGGAACGGGTCGGGCTTTCCGACGACTGGGTGGACGACTTGGAAATGACGGGCAAGAAGAACGACCAGATAGCCAGCACCATAGCCAACACCGTTTTAATAATCCATAACGACGAAGCCTTGGCGGGCGTCTTTGCGTACAATGAATTCGACGCGCGCGAAACGGCCTTCAAGGCTTTGCCGTGGGATAGAAAAGGACTTAAGTATCCAAGGCCCTTGAAGGATAGCGACGACGCCCAGCTACGCCGATACCTTGAAAGGGCCTACGGGATTAAGAACAAAGGCGTAATCGAAGACGCGGTTAAGATTGCCACCAGTGAAAACAGCTACCACCCCGTTAAGAACTATTTGAACGCTTGCGAGTGGGACGGCGAAGAACGCTTGGATACTTTATTTGTTAGGTTGTTCGGCGCCGAAGACAACGACTATACGCGGGCCATAACCCGTAAAGCATTTACGGCGGGCGTTGCGCGCATTTATAACGAAGGTTGTAAGTTCGACTTTATTACGGTTATCCTTGGCGAGCAAGGCAAGCAGAAGACCACCGCCATATCGCTAATGGGCGGCCAGTGGTTTAGTAACTCCTTACTAACGATGGAAGGCGTTAAGGGTATGGAAAGCATACAAGGCGCTTGGCTTATTGAACTGGGCGAACTTGCGGGCTTGCGCAAAGCGGAAGTGGAAGAAGTTAAGCACTTCGTAAGTAAAGAGGTTGATATATTTCGCGTGGCCTATGGCAAGCGTAACGAACACTTCCCGCGCCGTTGCGTGTTCTTCGGTACGTCAAACAGTAATACCCCGTTGCGGGATACGACGGGCAACCGCCGCTTCTGGATTGTTAACACGTTCGGGCGCACGGGCGAAATAACCCCGCGCAAGTATTTGACTAAAGTAATGGTCGCGCAATTGTGGGCCGAAGCTAAACACTACTTCGAGCAAGGCGAAGACTTGTTCTTAAGCCAAGAACTTGAAGACTTCGCGGGCGACGTACAGGCCGACCACTTGGAACAAGACGACCGCAAAGGCGTGGTGGAAGCTTACTTGGATAGGCTATTGCCGACGGACTGGTTAACAATGGATACGCAAACACGGCGTATGTGGTTGGAAGACGATACGAACGTGGGCGAAGTGCAACGCCGCCGCGTTTGCGTAATGGAAGTTTGGGCCGAATGTTACGCCAACGAACCGAAGTATTTAAAGCGCGTGGATAGTTACGAAATATCGAATATGATACGCACGATAAAAGGGTGGCGCCAAGAAGTTAAACCGACCAAGTCGAAGTGGTACGGGTTACAAAGGCACTTCGAAAATACGGCGGTTCCACACAATGAAGACAGAAAATATAAAGACGCACGGCCGCGGAGCGCGAACCGCAAAAATAGGTAATTCACTGGGCGCCAGCGCTTTGCTTGGTTACAAGGTTACAAGAAAGGTTACAAGAATTCGAACCTTTGTAACCTACTTAACCCGCTACAAATCAATACGTTACAAGCCTATAGTTACAAGGTTACAAGAATATTATATACAGTGTAATTTATTGTTTTTAGTGTTAGTAAATATTTTAGCCTTTACACGTATAACACGTAATATAATTATAAAGAGTTTTGACGAAAAATCTTGTAACCTTTTAACTTTAGGCTCGCGACCGTCTGTAAATCAGTTAGTTAGATAGGTTACAAGACCTCTAATTCTTGTAACTTTCTTGTAACCTTTTTAACCTTTTTAATATAAACTATTGATAATGAAGGAATTAACCGTCGAACAATACTTAATTAAGCGCGTCGAAGCGCTGGGCTGGTGGTGCTTAAAGTTCCCGCCGCTTTTCTTTGCGGGCTTTCCCGATAGAATAATACTTGGCGCGCGCGCTACTATCGTGTTCGTGGAACTTAAGCGGCCGAGCAAGACCGCGGAAAAGTTACAGGCGCGTATCCATAAACAGTTGCGCCGCTTCGGCTTCCGCGTCGAAGTAATTGATACGCTCGAAGGCGTGGACGCTTTAATCCTTACGATATGATTGCGCAAGTCTACGACCAACAAGCGGGCGTCCTATATGATACGAACCCGCACCAGTTCGAAGCCTACGAACATTTAGAACAAAACAGGCGCGCGGCTTTATTCCTTGAAATGTCACTATCTAAAACGGTGGTGGCGCTTTCGTATTTATACGATATGCACTACAAAGAAGTTGCGTTCCTTAAGACTTTAGTAATTGCGCCCGACAAAGTGGCGCGGGTTACTTGGCCCGACGAGATAGCGAAGTGGGCGCACCTTAACGGCTTGCGCTATTCTTTGATAGCTGGGACGGCTAAAGAACGCTTGGCCGCGCTGGCGGTCGATGCGGAAGTCTATATCCTTGGTGTAGACAATACGGCGTGGTTAATGGACTTGTATATTACCCAGCGCGTAAGCAAGAACACGGGGTTAGCGTACGGCGAATGGCGCGGGCGCCTTCCCTTCGATAGCGTTCTTATTGACGAACTGGACTATTTTAAGAATAGAAGTTCGAAGCGATATGAAAAGTTAGCGCGCGCGCTTAAGCTTTCGGAAATCGACTTCCGTATCGGAATGACGGGTACGCCAATGACTAACGGCTATGTTGATTTATGGGCGCAAATAAAACTATTAGACGACGGCAAAAGACTGGGCGACACCTTCGGCGAATTCGAAAGTAAATATTTTAAGATGCGCGGCAATGGAATGATAACGTACGAATGGATACCGAAGCCCGACACGCCAAAGATACTTGCGAATAAGGTTAAAGACATTGCGCTAAGTATGAAGACGCGCGACTACTTGAAACTTCCAGCGCTTCGGATTATCGACGAAGAACTAAGCTTCGACCCTTTCGATATGGAAACGTACGAAGAACTTGAAAGGGAATATATTTTGGAATTCGATAGCGCGCGCGGTTCCGAATACTGGGACGACGACTTGGAAGACTGGGCGACCATATCCGAAGCGGTAACGGTTAAGACCCCCGCCGACTTAAGTAATAAGCTATTGCAAATAAGTAGCGGCGCGGTGTATGCGGATAAGATGGAAGGCGAAAAGGGGCCGAAGGTATGGCACGAACTAAATACGCTTAAGCTGGACGCGCTGGAAGAAATCGTTAACGAATACCCAGAAGAAAACTTAATCGTTGTTTATCAGTTCCGCCACGAAGTGGATAGGATTATGGCGCGCTTTCCATACGCCCGCCAGTTTAGAAGCGGCAAGCATACCAAGACCGACGTAGACGACTGGAATAGCGGCAAAATCAAAATGCTGATAATACACCCAGCGGGCGCGGGCCACGGCCTTAACCTTCAATTCGGCGGGCGCCGTATGGTTTGGTTTTCGGTTACGTGGAACTTGGGCCACTGGTTGCAAACAGTAGCGCGGATATTAAGACGGGGCGCGCTTAAAGAAATCTTCGTCCACCGATTAATCGTAAAAGGTACTTGCGACGAAAAGGTGCGCAAGCGCATTTATACCAAAGACACAAACCAAACATTTTTGCAAAACACTATTAAGGAATTACGAAATAAAATATATGGCAAAGTACGGAAATAACAAGGGCAAGAAGTACCGAAAGTTAACGGGCGCGGAAGTCGCCACCAAAGAAAGTTTACGCGCGGCCCGCGCATTTATGGGCTGGTATGGATTAAGCGTAAAAGTATTGGCGCGCAAGATTGCGGGCAACTATGACGACGAAGTGGCGACCGACACAGCAATAAAGATATACGACGACATAGCGATTAAAGGCACGGTTATAACTGGGAAGTATCGGTCGTATTATTTGCGCGCATACGCGAACAACTACGCGGCGGCAATGAAGACAAAGTTACGCGAACGAATGACAACCGAAAGTTACGACGCGCCGCCGTTGCACGATAGCGAGCAAGACGGATATATTATTCCAGCGGGCGCGGTTTATACTTACGTAAATGGGTTGGCGGCGCCAGACTTCGACGCGGAAGCCTACGAACACGCCACTGATATTTTGCGCGCGGAAATAATCGACTTCGTGCGCGCGAACTATCCAGAAGAAAGCGTTAGCATATTCGAAATATATATGGAACTTTTGCCCGAAATTTCCTACAAAAAACTTGCGGTATTGTTCGGTATGCCGCACCAAAAAATCTGGCAAGCTATCGGCGAAATAAAGCGCGACGTCGCAATTAGGTTCGGAGCGCGTCGCGATTATTTACTGTCAATAATATAGAAAATTATCTTTATACTATGGAAACACTATTGTACACGGGCCTACTGGCCGCGCTTTTATTTTGCAACACGTTCTTAGCCAGATGGTTAGCGATATTATTAACGGTTCCTTTCGGGCCGTTATTTTCGTTTAAGCCGTTCAATTGCGACGCTTGCTTAACATTCTGGTTCACTTTAATAGGCGGGCTTTTAATTTCCCGCTACTGGTCGGCCCCGCTGGATTGTCGCCACGAAGGTTTGCACTTTGCAGTCTTGGCCCTTCTATCGTTATCAATCGCTTTTTTAAATTTCTTTTATATAAAATCAAAATTCGAAATCAATGAGTAAAAAACAAAAAGTATCGGCAATGGCCTTCAAGGATGCGTCGCCGAAGTTAGTAGCAAAAGTGGAAGGTGTAATCGCGGAAGCAGATAAGCACCAGTTAAGCGTTAGCCGCATTTACGCCGCTTACAATGAAGTATTCGGGTTAAAGGAAACGCCACAGACTTGCGGGTCTTGCTTGCGTACGCGCGCTAATAAATTGAAGGCGTGGCACCAACAAGGTACGGGCGGCCTTAAGTTAGTACACACCACGGGCGACGCGGTAACGGCGGCCCAGATTGTAGCGAAGCACGACGTAGTCTTAGGCGAAACCGAAGCGGAACAACTGGAAGCAATCGGCGCGCTAATCGGTAGTGGTAAGGTTAGCGAAGAAGAAGCCGCAATCTTGCGCGCTAAAGCAATTGAATTGCAAGACGCTATCGACGTGGACGGCGACGACCGCGTTATTATCTTTACGCCAGAAGAAGACGGCGCGGCCTACGGTGTTGCGACTTACGAAGACGGTACGCATCCAGCTATCGGAACGTATGAGCAAGACGGCTACCGCTTTGCAGTAGGCACGGACGGCGGACATTACACCGCGTTAGCAATGGGCGAAGGGCAAGGGCCAGACGTTCCGCAAGTAGCCGAAGGCACGACCGTACTAACGTTAAAAGAAGAAGGCGCGCAAGCTATCCACTTTGTAACGGAAGACAAAACGCCAGCGGTTAAAGGTAGTAAAGGTCTGGTTAAAAACGCCGACGGGTCTAACGTTAAAACGGGCAAACATTTATTAGCAGACGGCACCACGTTAGCGGTGGCGGTAGGCGGTAAAGCGGCCATTAAAGAATAATAACTATGTCACAAGAAGTACAAAGCCCGAAGTTTTTAAGGGGTAACCAACAATGGAAATTAAGGAGCGTACACGGCCGCGAAAAGATATTCGCTAACGGCGATTTGCTTCGCGCCGAAGCGTTGTTATACTTCGATTGGTGCGACCGCAACCCACGGATGCGCGCCGAACTGGTAAAGCACCAAGGCACGGCCGAACAATACGACGTACCTATCGGGCGGCCCTATACTATCGGCGGGCTTTGTAACTACTTGGGCGTATCGGAAGGGTACTTCCGCGCCGCTAAAGCTAACTTGGACGCTAAAATCGCGAAGAAGTTAGCCAAGCCCGAAGAAGAAATCTTGCGCGAAACAATCGGCTGGTTAGAAGAAGTAACGCGCAACGACCAAATAGAAGGCGGAATGGTGGGCCAGTATAACGCGAACTTAGTTTCGCGCCTTAATGGCTTGGCCGATAACGTTAACAACAATGTGACGGGGCCGTCCGTGCTTGCCATTTCGGTACGCGACGACGCAACCGCCAAGAACCTTGAAACATTGGAAAACCTTTTATAATGCAAACAACCAAAGTATTTAGCGACTTGCTGGCGGCTTACGTCGACCCGACTATTAATATAATCGGGCTAAAGGGTTCCGCGCGTTCTTCGAAGACCACCAGCACTTTGCAACTACTGGATATAATCGGCACCAAGACTACCAAGGATTTGTTAATCTCGGTAGTATCGGAAACAATGCCGCATTTAAAGCGTGGCGCTATCCGCGATTACAAGAACATATTAGGGCGCGACAATCGCTTTAACGAAGCCGCTTGGCACGACACCGATAAAATTTACAGCTACGACAAAGGCAAAATCGAATTCTTTAGCGCCGACCAGCCCAGCAAGACGTTAGGGCCAGCGCGCGACATACTCTATTGTAACGAAGGTATCAATATGAAGTACGACGTTTTCCGCCAAATGTCAATCCGTACGACGGGCAAGATTATTGTCGATTATAATCCAGCGTACGAATTTTGGATGGATAGCAAACTGGCGCACCGCCCCGACGTTAAAATCATTCATAGCACGTATTTAGATAACGACTTCTTAAGCCCGTCGCAAGTAGCGGAAATTGAAAGCAACCGCGACACCGACCCCGAATGGTTTAACGTTTACGGGCTTGGGCTAACGGGTTCTAAAGAAGGTTTGGTCGTAAAGAACTGGGACATAGTGGAAGCGCTACCGACGCGCAATTTATGGAAGTCGGCTTATATCGGCGTCGATTTTGGCGGCACCGCGCCCACTACCGCTATACTTCTGGTGGAAGCGCTGGGCGAAATCTGGATACACCAAATAGCGTACGAACGCGGAATGGATAACGGGCCGCTGGCCGACGCGATTAAGTCGCAAGGCTTCGGCGATATTGAAACGATATGCGACGCCGCCGACCCTTTCCGTATTCGCGACTTGCGCGCCCTTGGCATTAACGCGGTTAAGTCTAACAACAAGGAAATCGAATTCGGTATTACCTTAATGAACCGTTGGAAAAAACACTACACCGCGACCAGTATCGAAACAATCGCGGAAAACAGACAATACCGTTACCCGAAGGACGAACACGGCAACTACGGGCAAGTACCAATTAAAGCGCACGGCCACGCGAAGGACGCCGAACGCTACGTATTTTTAAATCGTTTATCACATATTGCGAGTGGCTTCGACGTAACCGTCGGTTCTTCGCGCCCGCGCAAGTAAACAAAACAGTTATGGCAAGATTTAGTCAAAGAAGTAAAGACGCCTTGGCGGGCGTGGAAGAACCTATGGTTAGGTTAATGAATGCCGCCATTGTAAACCCGCCGCACGACTTTACGGTTATCGAAGGATTGCGCACCGCGGCCACGCAAGCAATGTACTACACTTGGGGCCGCACGGTGGTAAACCCGAACACGGGGCCGCTTAAGGATAAGAACGGCAAGGTAACAAAACCTTTCGGCGCTATCGTAACTATGCGTAACGGGGTTACAAAGAAAAGCAACCACCAAGCGCCAGTCGGTAAGAAGAAAGGGCGCGCCGTGGATATTTGCCCGTTTATCGGCGGGACGCTGGACTGGGATAACGATAAGGCGTTCCACGACCTTGCGCGCCATATCAAAGCCGAAGCGGCAAAACTGGGCATTAAAATTAAATGGGGCGGCGATTGGAAAAACCCTTACGACGCACCGCACTACGAATTAGTTTAACCTTTTAAAAATGCAATACTATGGAAAATCAGTTCTTCACAACCAAGCGCATAGCGCTATTAGTTTTAGTCGTCTTCGCTATCGGGTTCGCGTGCGGCTTTGGTGTATCCCGAAAGTACGCGCCTTGCGTCGAACTTCCCGTGGTTAGTATATCCCGCGATACCGTAACGGTGCGCGACACTATCAAAGGGAAGCCGCTACCACCCAAGACGCAAACGATTATCAGGGTCGACACCTTACGGCTTCAAATAAACCCCGTAGACAAAGGCGATTATAAAAAGGATACAACCACCCGCCAAAGTACGCCCGACACCGTTAGCGGCGTTCGCATAGGCCAAGGCGGCGAAGTCCTTATCCCGATAACAAGTAAGGTTTACAGTACACCAGATTATCGGGCCGTCGTAAGTGGCTGGCGGGCTAATCTGGATAGTATGGAAGTGTATAGGCAAACGCGTACGATTACCGAAACGGTTACCAAGATGGCGCCCGCAAAGCGCAAGTGGCTAGCCTTGACCGTCGGGCCGTCAGTCGGTTATAATCTGGATAAACAGATACGGCCCAGCCTATCCGCGACACTTGGATTTATTCTAATTAGCAAGTAACTAAAAAGCCCCTACCGTTTTGCGATAGGGGCTTTGTTTTTAAAAGCGGTTCCGAAGTTGTTTTCGATAGCGGGCCAGTAGTTTGCGGCTAACCTCTAACTGGGACGTGGCCTTTTGCTTCTCTTTAAACTTTTCGTGGCTTTTATGTTCTTGCGGTTTCATTGCTTTGCTTTGAAAGTTCCGCGGGTTCTGTTTAGGCACGGGCGCGCGGCTTGGCCTTCTTCGTTGTCTTCTGGGCTACGGCGTCTTTAACGGCCGCGTGGTGGTTAATCTTGGCGCGTAATTCCAGCGCTTTGTCGAGTTCTTCGAAATCGTTAATTACTATCTTTGTCATTGTTCTGGGCTTTAATAAGTTGATAACCATATTTTAGTTGTAAGTAGCGCAATACTTCGGTAACGTTTGCGGGTCTAACGCGTTCGGCTTTAAAGCGTACTTGTTCGGCGGTGCCTTTAAAGAACGCGTCCGTCTGGTCTGGTAGCGCCGTAACGAACCCGTTCATACGACGTTCGCGCGTATGTTCTTCGAAGGTTATAGGCGCGCCGTATTTAGGTAAATGTATCATTACGTTGCGCGCTTCACACACCACGGCGCCTTCAAGTTCTAACGTTGGCTTCTGGTAACATTCCAAGGCGTTATCCCAAACTAAAGCAGGGCCAAGCGGTGGGCGTCCGTCGGCGGGCATTTCTTGGACGGTTGCAACGTCACGGCTTAAGAACTTAAGTTCTTGCGCTTCTGGCATATTGTCGAAGGCTTCTTTTAAGTCTTCAAGTTGCGACGGGCTTATGCGGCCTCGTTCGATATGCAAAGGTTCCGAACTGGATAGCACAATAACCGACGGGTCGCAAAGAAACACCGCGGCGATAGTTGTGTGGGTGTTATCGTTACGAAACTTAGTTAAGGCGGCTACGCAAGCCAAAAGCGCTTGCGGCGTTCTAATTTCGTCAAACAAAACCACGCCGTCTTCGGGTTCACCCATATAGACTAATCCCGTCGTTTCCATTGCGTGCGCCGCGCGTACTACCGTGTAAGACGGTCGGCGGGATAGTTGCATCGCCAAGACTTCGGCGATTGATTTAGCGCCGTTACGGTCGCCGCTTTCAATTAAAATATTCATTTCCATATCACTAAATTTTAGAAGTGTCGATTAAATCAATAGCGCGGCCAAGCACGCAATAAATAGCCATTACTTTACGGCCCGTACTTTTGCGGTAAAGTTCCACGCCCGCCACCGCGATAGCTTGGTCGTGCGCGTCGGCCACCACGTCGTCGTCAAAGATAACAACGTCGGCGCGTTCCGTGCGTAGCGCTTCGGCCAGTGCGCGCGGGCTGGATAACATACCGTGTAAAAAGATATTCGTAACGCGTGGTTTACTATCGAATAGCGCAACGCTTTTACTAAGCACTTCCGCGCTTCTTGTTTTGCCCGAACCTTGCGGGCCTAATAAGGTTATGTCTAAATTCATAATTGATTGATTGAACCACAAAGATAGTGGCATTTATTTAATATCCAAATTTATTTTAAAGTTTCGCGCCCGTAAGCGTATCCGCTGGGCTGGGTAACCGCTGGCGACCAAGATACGGCCACGCCCATAAACATAAAGACGTGAGGGTTATTGTGTGGTTCGGGGTTAAACAAATAACCTCTATGCACTTGCGCGCGTAGTTCGCCAAAGGTGGCGTAATTTAAAAACAAGAATAGCCCTTCGGACGGGTCGCGGTCGTGCGCGTAT